GTGGCGCCATCACCACCGCGGACGGCACCATCACGGTAACAGCGAACGCAACCGCGCTCGCGACCATCGCGGTGCCGCAGGCCGGATCCGCCGCGGGCCGGTTGTCTTCCGCCGTGCCGGTTTCGTCTGCCTATCTCAACGAGGATGACGTCATCGTGCTGACACCATCGGGCGCGTCAGGCGCATCGATCCCGATGCATTTTTCCGTCGCATTGAGGGCCGCATAGATGTCGTTCTTTCCCAAGCAACCGTCCTCCCGCATCGGCACCACGCAGACCGTCGCCTTCGATGCCAGCGCGGCGATCGCCAACGCGTTCGGTCCGGAGACCTATCAGCTTCGCCTGGTCGCGAACGCCGCCTGTTGCTACCGGATCGGCGACGGCGTGCAGACGGCGACCGCGGCCGATGCGTTCCTTCCGGCCAATACCATCGAACACGTCATCGTCAGTCCGGGCCAGCGGCTCTCCGCGATCAAAGCCGCCAGCAATGGGCTGGTTGCGGCCACCGCCGGCACGCTGTGGATTACGGAGATGTCGTGATGGAGGGTGTGGTGATCCGGCCGCATCTCGACCGCAACGGCCGGGATCTTGCAATCGAGCATGTCCAGGATGTCGCGCCGATCCTGGCCTGGAACCAGGAGGCGCGCCGCGAACCGCAGGCGAGCGACTGGGGGCGACACGTCGCGCGCATCCCCAATGTCATCTACGTCAGGTGGCTCACCGATGAGCACGCCAGAGGCAACACGCAATTGCGACTGTTTACCGCCGAGTTCGACGAGATCGTGCAGAAAAAGCTCGATGATCCCGAATGGGCCTATTTGCGAACGGACCGGCCGAAACTGCAGGCCGGCTGGTCAGCGGGGATAGCATGACCGAGATCGTCGACGCAGCATCGCTGCAAACAGCCGTCACCGAATATCTCGCCAGGGATCAGGACTCGATCCTGATCGCGCGGATACCGACCTTCATCCAGCTTGCAGAAGCGAAGTTCAATCGGCAATTGTTCGTGCGCCAGATGGAGCAGCGCGCAACCACCGTTGCCGACATCACCTCGAGCGAGCCGGAATTCATCGCGCTGCCGGCGGATTTCCAGTCGATGCGCAGGGTTCGCCTGTCAAGCGTGACGGGAAAACCCTGCCTCGCGTACCGGTCGGGCACCCAGATCGACGAGTATCGGTTCCACACCTCCGATCTGGCGGCGCAGCCACGTTACTTCACGGTGGTCGGTGGCGAGATCGAATTGGCGCCGACCCCGGACCGCAACTACAGCATCGAGATGGTGTACCGCGCGAACATTCCATCGCTCGCGACCAACGCCGGCAACTGGCTGCTGACGCTGGCGCCCGATCTCTATTTGTACGGCACGCTGCTGGAATCGGCGCCCTACATCAAGGAAGACGGCCGCATCCAGACCTGGGGTCTCGGCCTGACCGCGGCGCTGAACGATCTCAACGATCTCGGGCTGGCGTCGGCGTTCAATGCCGGGCCGATGACGGTTCGCGTCTCCGGGCAGGTATTTTAGGGAATCCATCCAATGGCATCGTTCAACAAGTTCAATTGCTTTGTCGCCGACGTTTCCCATGCGCTGCACGACATGCTGACCGGCACGGCGCAGGTCTACAAGGTCTATCTGAGCAATACCGCTCCGGCCGCATCCAACACGGTCTACAATATGCCGGCGGACCTTCCGGCTGCCAACGGTTATGCCGCCGGCGGCAACAGTATCGGCACCATCACGGGTGGGCAGACCGCAGGCACGTTCAGATTCATCGGCGGTACCGATCCGGCGTGGACCGCGGCGGGCGGGTCGATCGGCCCGTTCCGATATGCCGTGCTTTACAATTCCACCTCGCCAACCCGGCCGTTGATTGGATGGTGGGACTACGGCATGCCGATCACGCTGACCAGCGGCAGCACGTTCACGGTCGATCTCGACCGGGCCAACGGCATCCTGACGATGAGCTGAACATGGCAGCTTTTCTCGATGGATGCCGGTTCAATCCGGCGGCCGGCGGCACCGCGGACTGGACCTATCTGTCCGCCGTGAACGGCTATCAAGGTCCGGCGGCGGCCAATGTCGCCAACGGCAGGCTTTACAAATATCGTGCCGAGAGCGCCGACCTCGGCCAATGGGAGATGGGCGAGGGAGCCTACAATAGTTCGACCGGCGTGCTGGCCCGCACCACCGTGCTGTACAATTCGAGCGGCGACAGGTCGAAGATCAATTTCTCGACCGTGCCGCAGGTGGCGATCGTCGCCTTGAAGGAGGATCTGATCTCGGTCGAGGAAGCCAATGGCTTTTCCGCCGCGCAGCAGGCCCAGGCGCGCAGCAATATCGGCGTCACCGCGATCGGCGCGGCGGCGATCGGCCATCTTCCTGGCGAGACCGGCAGTGGTCTTCCGGCGCCGGGAGAGATCGGCGAGGAAGGCCATGCCGGAGCCTCGGGCAGCTTCACGGCGTCGGCGGTGGCACAAAATATTCTTAGCCTGAATGTCCCTGCGGGCGACGTCGAAGTTTACGGGTATTGCGATTTCAGCGGCGCGGGTGCGACGACGTCATCGGACTGGAACACGCTGATCACCAGCGTCGCCGTCCCGACGGTCGCCAACAATGGCGGCTTCCCGCTTGGCGTCTGCCACCATCGCGCGCCGCCCGGACAGGACTTCGCATTGCGGCAGACCATCGGGCCGGTCACCGTCCGGAATGCCACTGCCACGACGTATTACATGCACGCCCAGGCGACGTTCGGCGGCGGCGTGTTCTACTTCTTCGGCTATCTCAAATACAGGAGGGCGCGCTGATGGGCTACAAGCCTGCCCAGATCTCATTGGCGGTCCAGGCGTTGCGTCCCGGGCTCATCAACAATGTCGACTTCGAACTCGCGGTGACCGAGGCGGCTCCGTTCATCTCGGTCTGGAACCGGACGGACGTGGCGCAGCCGACCCAGGCTGAAATCGAAGCCGTCGATACCGACGCGCTGCTGGTCCCGCGAACGGTGCTTGCACAGGATCTGATGGCGCAGTTCACCGCCGATGATGCCGCGAAAATCCAGACCGCCATTTCGGGCAATGTGCCGTTCTGGCTCTTGTGGTCGGCGATGCAGGTGCAAAAGGATCCGATGGCAATTGCCAATGCACGGTTTCAGGCCGGATGGGCCGCCCTGGTGCAGGTGCTCGGGCGACCGCGGATGGCCGCCATTGCCGCGGCGCTCGGCGTCACGATCGCCTGACCGGTCATGTCGCTACTCGGCTTTGATGCGCCCGGGCGTCTCGCCCTGGGGCAGTTGTCCACGATTGGACCGTTCAATCCCTCGATGCGGTCCGGCAGCGGCGGTTATTCCGTCACCGGATATGACACCGGTTTCACCCGCGATTTCGAAGCATGGTTGCCGCGCCGGTTGAACGACGCCGGCAATTGGACCGGCAAGACGGTCGCGACTACGGCCTGGACCGATCAAGCCCGCTCGCCTGAGTCATGGGTCGCACGGCCCACACCGCCGGCAGACTGGCTGCCGGCGAGCCAATCCCCCAAGAGCTGGACATCCGAATAATGCCGCTCCTTCCCGCCGGTGACTATCGCCCTGACGTCAGCGATTACGAGGGGCAAGCCACCAGAAACATCCTGAACGTGATTCCGCGCGGCGACGGCTACGGGCCGTTCCCCGGATTTTCGCCGTATACGAGTGCGCTTCCGGCATCCTGCCGGGGCGCATTCTATGCGCTGAAGTCCGACGGGACGGTGGTCACCTTTGCCGGTACGGTCGATCGGCTCTACCGGCTCAGCAATTCGGACTTCACCTGGAGGAATGTCAGCGCGACGCGGCCGGTATCCGCGATCACCAACGGCAGTCCCGGCGTGGTCGTCTATCCGAACGCGTTTGCCGCCAATGATCCCGTGGTGCTGGAAACCACCGGCACGCTTCCGGCACCGCTGGTCCCCGGCACCACCTATTATGTCAGCTTCGTCGGAAATGGTCCGGCCGGATTCAGCCTGTGCTCGGTTCCCGACGGTCCGCGCATCAACACGACGAGCAATGGGAGCGGTACGCATTCGATCACGGCGATGTATCCCGCTTTGTCGAACACGGCGCAATGGCAGTTCGCGCAGACCGGAAATCTCGTGTTCGCGACCCAGGCCAATGCCGTGCTGCAGGTGTTCGATCTGTCGTCCGCGACCGAATTCAGCGCCGCGCTGGGATCGCCGCCGCAGGCCGCCTATGTCAGCGTGGTCGGGCGGTTCCTGGTGCTGTCCGGATTGCTCTCCACGCCCTACCGCATACAGTGGTCGGGCCTGAACAGCTTCAATGCGCCGGCGAGCTGGACCAGCGGCGTCAACTCTTCCGACTTCCAGGATTTTCCCGACGGCGGCATCGTCCGCGGCGTCGCCGGCGGCGAGGCCGGCATCATCTTCCAGGATCAGGCGATCCGCCGCATGTCCTATGTGCCGGGGTCGCCGATCATCTTCCAGATCGATCGCATCACCCAGGACAAGGGTCTTTACGCGCCTTATTCGATCATCCGGGCCGGCGAGCGCATCTTCTTCTACGCAGGCCAGGGCTTCCACCGGATCGAGCCGGGCGGGATGCCCGAACAGATCGGACGGGAGAAGGTCGATCGCACGTTCCTTGCGGACCTCGACAAGGGCAATCTGCAACTCTTCCTCGGCGCGGCAGATCCGCGAAGTACGCGGGTCTACTGGGCCTACAAATCGCTCTCCGGAACCGTCGGGACCTACGACAAGCTGCTCGGCTACGA